CGCTTGACTGGCTTCTTACTTACGCGCTTTCGCGTTGCCATTTCTGACTCCCTTCGCTAGCGCCAATTCTAGCTGAGACTCCATTTTATCAAGGCGCGACACTATTGGAATATTCTCCAATTTAATTATGTAGCGTAGGCCAGCAATTAGTAAGGCTATTGATCCTAAGACTGAAGCTACTAAGGTGGCCAATTCAGCCGCAACCATTACCGGACTTTGCCGTAGCGCTCATAGTTAGGGTTAAGCCAGTTGATGATGCTAGGCAAGACTGACACTAGAGCGGCATTTGCAATTGCATTGAGGTCGAATCCCACCGCTAGATAGGTCGCTAGTGCTGTCGCTAGGAATGTCTTTGCCCAGCTTTCGGCCATCTTCTTTAGGTCGCTCATTCTTGTCTCCTTCTAGGTCAAAGTAACTGCTGTCTTTGTCTCCCAAAGTTGTAAAGCTAATATGGAAATGCGAACGATGCGGATTAGGGCCTGAGTATTTACGCCGCTTCCAACCCAGTATCGGACTCATTATCTTGCCATCAAAGATAATGTATTTAATTCTTTTATCGCCCTTCTTTGCTAACTTACGAATCTTCTCTACTAGGGCATAACATTCTTCTTTGTGTGCCGATAGGTCAGAATCTATATCTATAGCTCTAACGATTCCATCTCTTGGTATATGGTCAGAAGTGCCTTTAGAAAGGTGACGAGCATCAGCAATCCAGCCATCAGACTTGCGATTCCTGTCAGGATAATCGTCATCGATTTGCTCCCTTAGCTGAACACCTGCTGCACATAGTTTAGCCATCAGCTCAGCAGCAATTTAGCTTCATCCTCGGTTATCCCTAGCCGATCTAGCAGGGCTGCTTTTTGCGCAATTTTCGCTTTGGCTTCGGCTTTTATCTCATTTTGCACTTTTGGCCATAAATCATCAAGTTCTTTTTTTGTTGGTTTATCTGTTTCCGATAACCAAACTAAACCTTCATAATCATCGCCATTTATAGTCCAAATATTTTGAGCATAAAAGCTTAATAAAATTTTTGTGTAATCTATCATTATGCACCTATTTCTAGAACTGTTATTGACGATGCTGATCTTACAAAACCAGAGTTATTAGTATCCGCTGCAGAGCGATTAACAAAAAATCCATTGCCTACTGCGACACAAAATCCCTGCACCTTATAAGTTGTTGCTGCAGTAGTGTTAGGGCTATCTAAACAACTTACACTTGTTGCACCTTGCTGCGCCTCATCGTTAATATAAATACCACCAAATCCAGAACTTCTTGACCCTGGAGATGTCGGCACCACAATATCTGTGCTATCTCTAAGTAATCTAAACATAGAGCCATTTGAGGCATTTTTCCCATTACCAGTAATTGTTACTAAAACTAAAATTTTGGAAGTTGCAGCGGCTGGCGTAATAGTTACACTTAAGCCAGTTATATCTACTGCAGTTGTTGAATTAGATGTAAAGGTATCTAATTTTAGGGTTTGTAAAACCTGCAACACTTTTCCACCACCAACGACAGGGGCAGCCCAACTTGGGACTCCAGCAGCAACTGTTAAAACTTGGCCTGTAGTTCCAATAGGTAATGCAGTATTTACATTCGCAGTTGCTGATCTATAAGCAATTGCGCCAGTTGTTGTCTGTGGGTTTAGGTTCTTTGTCGTTGTATCGATTGAGCTTCCCAATGTGCGAATTGCAGCAGCGCCATCTTTAACGAGGTCTGTATCGTCAGGGGTGTCCCAGCCGTAATTAGTAGTGGTTGCCATTATTCTCCTTAGGCTACGATTGTAGCGTCTAGCCAGTATAAAGCTGGGTTGATTGTATTCCAACTCTCAGTCTCTGGGACTGAATTCCATCTGAACGCCTGTAGGCTGAAAGCGAGAGGCGAGACATTCATAGTTAAATCAAGGCGATTTAGGCTTGCTGTCCAAGTCCAACCTTCTACGAAGCCTTGGAATTCTCCATTGACCATATTGGCTGGCAGGTTAATTAAATTGATAGGCATACCCATAAACACCTCAAGCAAGGCATCTCGGTCCAAATTGTCAATTTCGGGGCTGCATACTGGAAAAGTTATTTGTCTTAAAGCAAATTGCGGATAAGCCCTAATTTTAAGATAAAACTCTGCTTGATTTTCAGCATCATTTTGATTTCGAAGAGTGGTGTCTATTGTGCTGGCCAATTGACCATACAGGCTTATCGAAGCTGCATCTTCATCGGTGACGCTTTGAGTGCCAGTTCCATAACCAACTGTGATTGAGTTTCGGACATCGCCAGCGCGCTTTACTATGGAAAGAGCTGGGCCAATGGCGTGATTGCCATCTAGATCAACATAGCCGTTAGTCAATAAATATTGGGTTCTATGAGTTGAATCGGCATAACCGATACGGCCCTGAGAGTCTTCATATAAATAACCGAGTCCGCTAGTAGCAAAGCGAGAAGCTAAATTATAAACTGTGTCATTTAAATTGTTTTCAGAGTGAAGCTCGTAATCTCCTGGCGTATCAATCTCACCTGCTCCGCTATTTTCTGCATCTTGCCATTGAGTAGTTGCGTCATAATCATTCCAAGCCTCTGCCGCTGGCACTTCGTTCCATTGATCAAATAATACTGTGCCAATCAATTCTAAAATGCGGTCTCCATCAAATTGATGAGCAAAGTTGCCAACATAAACCGCTCTAGCTAATCTTGCTAAAGCTCCTACTGCAACGATTCTAATCTGCTGGCTGGTAGCTGTTGATCCGGAAGTCTGGACTGTAATGCCTAAGTCAGTAATAAAGCCACCAAATAGATTGACATAATCGCCAACAGAGTCTTGGACTTCTATTGTTACGGCGTCATTTACTTCATAGGGAATTGCAGATTCAGTTGTCTCTATAAGACTTAGATTGCAGTAACCAGCAATCGGCTGCTCATAAATATCGGTGCGACCTGAGGTGATAGTTAAGCCACTAAGAGTTGCGCTAGTAACTGTAACGCCATCAACTTTAACTCTATAAACTGGATTCCAGAGGGTCATTCAGCCACAATTCCTCGGAAAGTTGCGCTACCACCGCCATTGCGAGAGTTGCTAGTGTTTAAAGCTGACACTACGGCGCGACTAAATCCTTCTTCATCAATAGCGCTTGGGGCATTTACATTTATTATGATGCGGTCTCTTTCCTCACCTGTTCTAAAACCTGCCAAATCAAATGACCCAGTTCCTGCTGTTCTTTTAATAAAATTTGCTTCGCTTACTTGCTCAATTAGCGTTTGTGTTGGCTTGCTAGTCGTTGCAGGCTTGCCAGATGCGCCGCCGCTAAGTCCGCTAAATCCACCCGTTAATCCACCGCCAGTTATGACCCCAGATGATCCTGTCCCAGCTGCGATATCAAGCATCCTTTGCTCATTATAAGAAGTGCCAGTAGGCACTTCCGCGGTGTCCCCTTTTCTTGCCAATGCATTAGCACCTGATAGAACTGCTGCTGCTAAAGCAACTGCGCCAACGCCCAGCAATGGGTTGGCTGCAAAAGCTACGGCAACTCCAGCCACAATTGCACTAGCTTTCAAAGCATTGTAAGCTTTAATAAGAAGATTTATTAAGACAATTGTTGCAGTTACCCCAGCGGATATTTTAGAAACTACAAATAAAGTAGCAAGGATTCCACTTAAAATAATTAACTCATCTTTAAACCTAATAACTGTATCAATTAACCCTCTAATTTTCTTACCCCACTCAACCGCTCTTACCTGTGTTTCAGACAAAGAAGCTTCTAGTGAGTCTTCACCAGTAAGGCCAGAGATAAATGACTCTAGGGCTGGGATAAAGTTGTCTAGTATCCAAGCTGTAAGTTCTTGAACTACTGGCAGCAAGGCAGCACCAATAGATTCCTTAGCCTCATCAAGAGCAATCTTTACGCGCTCTAATTGCTTGGCTGTGGTCTCTGATTCCTTTTCTGCAAAGTTCCCAAATGTGCCAGTAAGCTCTTTAAAAATTGCGTCAAAGTCTTTGCTCTTTATAATATCTGCATCAAGACCAAGGCCAAGCTTGCCTA